CCGGTTTGTTCTCAAATTTATCAGTTAGTCTCATTCAATTTATCCTCTAGTATTCTTTTGATATATTCGGTCATAGTCAGACCAGATTTCTTAGCAATTTTACGAATTTGTTCCTTCATCTCGGAAGTCACATACAGGTCTATTTTTTTCTTTATTGTTTCCATACTATATTACTTAGTAAATTTTAATGATTTTTCCATGATTTTTTCATAAAAAAGTTGAGAGAAGGTTATTATATTAAGTATTATCAGACCGTGTAAAAAATGAACGATTACAATTACTTCTTTGAAAATTCCCAACTCCTCAACATGTTCGTTGCAGCGTTTGACGATGCATTCGTATATCGTTATGATGCTCGCACCCGTGTAGCAAAGGAGAAGATTGAGGTTCGATACGTCAATGGACCGAAACACCGTGTTCTCCTCGATCTGAGCGATAGAGCCAAGACACTCACCCTACCCGTGGTGACGATTGAGCAAACCTCATTGGCGCGTGATCCGTCCCGTATCCATAATAAAGGCCAATTTATTTACAGAAAACAGTTGGATTCCACGAATCGGATGGCTAAAATTCCCCAACCAATTCCCGTAAATCTTACTCTGGATGTGAACATCATCTGCTATTTCAAGGAGGATTTGGATCAGATCATTCAGAATTTCGTGGTGAATTGCAATCCATATATCATGGTTTCTTGGAAAATTCCTGAAAAATTCAACATGCCGTTCATTGATGAGATTCGTTCGGAAATTCAGTGGTCGGGAGATATTTCCTATGAAAATCCCAAGGACTTGTCTCCCGATGTGAAATGGAGAATTTCTGCTTCCACTTCTTTCACGGTCAAGGGATGGTTGTTCAAGGATTACAATCAGACCCAAGCACCAATCTATGTAATCAATGCTGACTTTCATGCGCTTCCGTTTAGCAGCCGCTTCTGTGATTACAATCTCTTTGATGCGATCAGTGCTGAAGGAGTGGTGACGGATAGCGTATCAATCAGTGCATATCCAGAATTCACCAATTATTTCATCAACGGTATTCACCAAGGGGATTCTCTGGTTGTCACGGAATTGAATGACAGGAACTTCCAATTCTATGGTAAGCGATTTGGATATAATAACACTTGGTATCTATCAGGTGCTTATAATATTCCCGAATTGGTATATACGGAGATTGACACTGCCAAGTTCCCCACCATTTCCGCATACCAGTTACCAGAGAATGTGATTACCACAGTGAATGATAATATTGTCACGGTGTCGCTAAGTTCCAATTATTTTAGTAATTTGTCAGGAAATATGGTTTTTGTGACAGCTAATGATGCGGGATGGGTTGCATCCTATTAAAAAAAACAATTCAACTAAATAATATCATGACTACGAAAGATCAATTTGCAATTTCAAATCTTATAACAGAGATGTATTCAGAACAATCAGGTATTGTTAAATTGGAGCAAGATGAATTTGGAAATCTTTCGACCAGAACACCAGACGGTGAATTGGAAATGTTAATGGGATATTCTAGCGGTGGAGAACCAGTAACTTTCAAATTTCCAATGAGTGAGTATCAACAACAATATTTTTCCAATGCTTTGTATGATGCAATTGAGACTGGTATGTTACCATCGTCCACGACAGCAGTTCAATTACCAGATGGTTCCACTTTTGAAATACCTAAATAGATTTCATTGAATAATTGAAGATTCCGCTTAAATAATAAGTATGGCGGGTATCGGCAGTTCAACAACACCATCTTCAAACAAACAATACCAAGGAACGGATGGTAAAGGTTCCACATTTGATAGGAACATGCAATCCTATTTGAAGAATCGCGGGAATTTCATTGAGAAGACTCCTGACGAAGCGAAGAATACAAAATATAAATATTTCCAAAAGATTGGTTTACGCAGACCGGAAGCGATTGCTAGAAATTCCGTAGCTCTCAATAACGACTGGAACAACACTGCATTTTCCGCAATTTACCAAGACAAGTCCTTTACGGATTTGATGTATTCCCAAGCTTCGGAGGAAAAACCGGGGCGTTTGCGGGACTACCGCATGATTGCCGCTTACTCTGAAGTGGCGGATGCCATGGATGAGATTTGCGATGAGACGATCAATGTGGATGAGAACGGAGAGATTGTAACTCTAGAAATCCGTAATACTGATCTGGAATCGGAAAAGAAAGAGGAGATTGAGAAGGAATTCTCCCGTTTCGTTGCCATGATGGAACTGGAAGACAATGGTTGGAATTATTTCCGCCAATTTCTTATTGAAGGCGAACTGTTCTTTGAATTGATTCTAAAAGATGATTATATCAAACAAGGGGTAGTTGCCATCAAAAACCTCCCTGCTGAACAATTTGATCCTGTATATGACAACATTCAGACGATGTTGGTGAAAGCGTTCATTTACAAGAAGCCAATCTTCTCTTCGGTGGATAATAAAAAGGTAGAACGCTATGAATACATTCCCTTTGAACAAAACCAAGTCCTCTATGTGAACAGTGGGCAATATAATGAAACCAAGGATTTTATCATTCCTTTCATTGAGAATTGCCGTAGAGCTTACAGACAGCTTTCCATGATTGAGGATTCCGTGGTGATCCACAGAATGGTTCATGCGCCCCTCCGCTTCCTCTTCAACGTGGATGTGGGAAGATTGCCCGTCCCCGCAGCAGAAGCCTACCTACGCAAGCTACAGAGCCAATACTGGTCAACCAAGACGTTTGACATGGATCAGGGAGATATTGTCAAGAAATACGCACCTCAATCCACGCTTGATTCATTCTGGTTTGCCAAGAGACAAGGACAAGAGGCAACTACAGTTGAAACATTTGGGGGTCAAATGTCGGATGGTAATATGGAACCTCTTGATTGGTTCATCAAGAAATTATATCGTTCTCTCAAGACTCCAACTTCTCGTTTGAATAATGAAACGGGTTATAATGATGGAACGGAGATGCTTCGGGAAGAACTGAAGTTTGCCAAGATGATCATTCGTCAACAACAACGCTTTGCCCAAGGTATCAAGAGAGCGTTTATCACACACCTCAAGTTCAAGGACATGTTCGATGATTGGGATTTGTTCGATGACAATATCCGCGTGGAATTCAATGTTCCCACCAATTTCTATGATATGCGGGAGAGCCAGAAGCTCAATCTTAAGATTGAGACTTTCAATAACATTACGGGTAATGAAATGGTATCCACGATTTATGCCATGAAGAAATATCTGGATTGGAGAGATTCCGATATCCTTGCCAACCTACATTTCAAGAAGGTGGAAGCGGAACACATGTTTGAAATCGAACAAATAAAAACACTCGGACCCAACTACAAAGAGTTATTAGCTCAACAAGCTGGAGGCGAAGCTGGTGGTGATATGGGAGCCATGGGAGGATCAAGTGGAGGTGGTGGGATGCCTCCAGATTTTGGAGGCTCTGGCGCAGCTATAACTGATTCAGAAGCTCCAAATGTCGAAGCTCCACTCGATCAAGCAGAAACGCCGGAAGCTCCGTCCAATGAACCAGAGATGGGTGTCTAAATTTTAAATTAGCTCTCTTACTGTCGTTAAGAGACTCTGGTATTGTTTGGAGATTTCCATGGTGATGATAACCTCCTTTGGTTAGAGGTAAGATATGATCAACATTATATTTGATACCTAGACAATCTTCCAGCCTGATTCGCATATCAACATATGTTTTTTCAATGTTTTGATCGTGATTAGGATGTGTTGCGTTCTTTTTTAACGCTCGTCTTTTACTATTTCTCAATAATACCTTATCCCAATTATTTTTATCCCAATTATTCTTTTTAATATTTAATTGTTCTTTATTATTTTTATAATATTCAGAAAATTTTTTGTTGTGGCAAGCTTCACAATAAGACGATCTATTTTTAAATTTTTTATGTAATATACAAAAGCTATCAATTGGGGAAATTTGATCGCATGAGTAACATTTTTTATTACCACTCATTTCTAATTTTACATTTTCTATTTGTAATGCCTTGTCCCATAAAAATTCTGGAGTGTCCCCCCAATATTTTAATATGGGATTATCGTGCTTAATTAATTTATTGGCTATTCCCTCGAATGATTTTGGTATAACTTGAATATTTTGGTGATGATGATAACCTCCTTTATTCATTGGGATTATTTTATGTAATATAAATTTAACACCTAAACATTTTTGCAATCTAATTTTCATTTCTATTAAAACAGCTTCTATCTTCGGATCATGTTGTTCGTGATAAGCATCGTTTTTAATTGCATTCGTCTTATAAGAACCCAATTGTCTAATCACCGGATTCTTCAATTTATAATTTTTAGAACGGAGTAATTCCTTTTCCAAATTCTTTTCTCTATATATTTTACCTCTCTCTATACAAAGCTCACGGTTTTCTTCTCTGTATTTTACCATATAAGCATCATGACGATCTTTATTTTTCAATCTCCATTCACGTTTTCGTTCTTTCCCACATTCAATACATTCATATTGCAAACCATCAGGACTTTTGGAAGATTTTGTAAATAAATTTAATGATAACTCACTTTTACATCTAGTGCATTCCTTCGTATTCATATTAATATTTAACTAAACGGATCAAACTGGAAAGAAAAAATTGTGATAAATCACCATCAAATTAAATATTATCATGACTTCCCACGACTTCAAAAATCTAGCACTATTATATGAAAGTATGGAAAACCATACCATGTCTCTGAACGATATTTATGGTGATATTGAATATGATGTTCCTGAAAACGAGGCACTTTATAGTGCTGTTGACCCCGAAATAGGGGATATCCAAATTCCGATCAAAACACTATCACCAGATCAATTGTTGAAATTGACGACATATAAAGATGATACCACGGTATTTCAAGCATATAAAGATTTTGCTGATAGGGATCAGAAGCAAATCGTAAATCATTACAAGAAAAATTTAAATGAATTACACGATAACCCAATCGTCATTAATAATAACACGGCTTTGGATGGGTATCATCGAATTATTGCAGCTATTTTGATGAAACAATCTTTGAAAGTATTGGATGTGTCGGATATACAGTAGTTTAATTTAAAGGAATGCCATAAGTCTTGGCATATTCTTTCGATTTCTGGTCAAAAGGATAAATTGTCCCATGCCACAGGAAATCGTTTCCCGAATCGATTGCCCCCAAAGGACGGACTTTCACAATCCACTCGCCCATATATTCGCCTTTGGAGTTTTTAAATTTTAATTTACCAGAAAACTGTGAAAATACATCGGTTGAATCCTCCCATCTACGCATGTAATCATCAAGTTGATGTTCGTCTTCCACGAAATTTTTCCAATTTAATCTAAGCAATTCTTCTGATGATGTTGCACACAGATTACAATATGCTTCATTCACCATAATATTAAGACCTTTGGAGGTAACTCTAAACGATGGTTTGGGATTGAGCCAAAACATAGCCTCTATTTCAGCTTTGATTATTTTCACAGAATCCCGCATGGAACCCCCACCATTCGGGGATATTTCATATTCAACATTTTTTAAACGATCATCAATATTTGACACAGTTCCTTGAATATTTTTTAAAGATTCTGGTATGGAATTCCGAGATTTAATATATTCCTGACGTTCCTTATATTTTTCGACAATAAAAGTCCTGAGTTGTTTCCAAGTCAATATAATGGCACCAATCGCCCCTAGAATAATTTTTATAAAATTGGCGTGTTGTTGAACAAAATCGTAAAAATCCATAATATTATTTATGAAAGTTAATCACAAAAGCTCACACAGTTGAACGCGGAATTATAATAATATTTTGTTCCATTGTTTTCTTCAGCATTCCAACCCGAATCAGTGGGTCTATCACAGTCATAGAAGTAGAATTGACTCCCATTATTGGACGATGGGTGGATGTAAGTGGTGTCCTGCCCCCAGAGGATGAAATCGTTGGCAGATAGGTAATAATACGCGGAACCGTTGTTGGTATTAGCATTCCAACCTGAAACGGTGGGGATGCCGCAGGATAATTCGTAATAAATGGAACCGTTGTTTGATTCAAAGGACATAATAATACTTAACAGATTAAATAAGATTATGAGCTTATGCCAAGTTGAACCAATTTCCGCTTTCATGTCCACCAATCTCAATTCCAAGATTGAGTGTTACCAGCGTTTGGGAGAGAGGATTCTGAGAACCTTGGGACATCCCATGATTAATGTGGAGTTACATTACGATCAGTTACACGAAGCCATATCAATGGCGGTTGACTTCTATACAGTATATAGTGGTTACACTAAAGAATATCTTATTTTTGACAGCCGATTGTATGAGGGTAACAAAGGCTTACGATTGGATCATCTTTTCACAGTTGCCAATTCGGGATACACACCATCGGAAAAGCTCAATGATAAGAGAACCGGACCACAACCGGATTATGAAGTGACTCTCCCAACTCCTTTATATGTTTCCCTTTCCACAATTCCCAGCGCATATTTCACAGCTTCTTCAGCATTAAGCGGAGTGGTTCCTTCCGATGGCATTACTTCCATGCAAATTATTGACCAAACTACTTACGATCTTCTAGTGGGATTCAATGCTGGTTTGAGTGTGCTGTTCCAACAATCCTATCAAAAACCGTTCACGATACAGTGTGAACAACAGGATGATGTGAACACATTCAATAATATGTTTGATTATGATGTCATGGATTACCGCAAAGTAGTTGATGTTATTTCTTTTGAGGAAGGTTCTTCCACAGGTGTAAACACATTGTTTTCCGTGGAACAAACCATGGCTCAACAAAGTTATCACGCTTATTCGCTGGGTAACTATGGATTTGATATTCTATCTTGGCACACCGTCAAGGATTGGATTGATACCCGCGAAAAAATGTTTGCTACTCGTCGGGACATCTATTTTGATGCAAGAACACAATATCTCCGTTTAATACCTCAACCGAAAAACACTCAATTTTTTGGCTTGCTCACTTGCTACGTGGAAAAACCTTTAAGAGATTTGATCAAGGAGAAGTGGATTTTGGAATACGCCACCGCCATGTCTAAGATCATGTGGGGACGGATACTCACTAAGATATCCGGTGTTACTTTACCCGGAGGTGGTTCCATTGATGGTTCCAGCATTCTTTCGGAAGGATTGGAAGCGAAAAAAGAATTGGAACAATTCTTAATTGAAGGTGGATTCTCAACGGACCCTCCCTTGATGCTCGTGATGTGAGATACCTTATTAAGTATTGTTGTGTTTATTCGTGGATCAGGGGCGGGCAATGAGGCGAAAAGGAACGACGAATCGTTCTACCGTGGAATTGTGGTCAAGAACAACGATCCCCTGAAAATGAATCGGGTTAAGATATTCATTCCCGAATTATCCAACCAACCTTTTGAGGAATGGTTTGAGAAATATGAGGAAATGAATATTCAAAGACCCGGACTCAACAACCCCGAAGACACTTGGGTTGATATCAAGATTTACGAAGAGATTTCCAAACACATTCCATGGGCGGAACCGTGTTATCCTCTGATGGGAGAATCCGGTAATGGACGATACTTCAAACAGGATGGGGATGGTTTGGCTGTTATAACGGACAGTAACTATTCGGAGACTTACGAAAATAATAATACTGAAGTCCCAACTTTAAGCGGGGGATCGTTCTCCCCTTCATTTTTATATGAAAACATGGATACCATGGTATCCGATGCGTTTGCCAATCCTCTTGATGTTTTCGCTGTCAAATGCAATCCCTATGCTTTTGGATATAAATCGAATAATTTCACAAACAAATCCAAGGGAATGTTCGGTATTCCCGAAGTGGGTTCCAAGGTTTGGGTGTTCCATTATCTGGGAGATTTAAACTTTCCCATTTACTTTGGAGTGTCGCAGGATTTCCGTGGACTGACACTGATAAATAGAACCGACAATGATAATAAAATTTCCCCTTATTATCCAAACGATTTTGAGAATTGATTATGGCCGATAAAATTTACAGAAATAGGACGATACTAAACCAAAGGGGTGGCTCTTTGGTGATTACAAACACAACCGATCAGGAGAGCATTCAGCTTTCCCAAAGATCGGGAAGCAATGTTCTGATGAACAATCTGGTCAATTCAGAACTTGCCACTAACAACAAGCAAACCCATGTCATCAATGATAATTTTGAGACTGTTCTGAATGATGATAATAAATTCGTAAAAGGCGTTCAGACCAATCGTGTGGGAAATACCAGATATGATTTCAAGGGGTTCCTGAAAGACGAGGAATTTGATGCTTACCAGCAATGGAAAGACACTTTTAATTCGGTGGCATTGGTAAATTCCAAATTCAAAATCAAACGGGGAGGAGTATCCGGCCCGAATGGTGTGGATACTGATTTGGAAGGAGAACGTGCGGACAATCCGGTGATCGGTTCCAAGGTCTATGTTGTCGAGAATAAGTTCGGGGGGTATATAAAATTACCCCGAAGATTATCATCTACAGATGAAGTTACTGATTATTCCCCCGTTCCTGACCGTGGCAAGACCAAACCAGCGGAAGAAAAAGATATAAAAGAGGAGGATATTTCCAAGAGTGCGGGAGAGCAAGGATCGAAAGCTCCCGGTGTTTTGGAATTTGGAGCAAATAAATCAGCAGCTACGGAGAACGGGGAATGGGAGCCGGAAGAGGATGCCCAAAACATTGCTGATGCTGTATTGGCAATTCAGGAAGAACTCACTCCCATTGAAGAGAAGATGGGTGATGGGGGGGATGAACATATCATCGTCAAGAGAAACAAAATTGAAACGGTGGGAGCGATTTTCAATGATTACCCATCGGTTCGCATTGATGAAAAAGGGAGAAGTCAACCATTTGAAATGTTGGTTGGTGATACGGGTGTATATAAAAACCATGATTACATTCCCCATGTGGAAGAAATAGATAATTCTTCCAATTTCCCTTGTGGACAGGACACTAAGATTGTGGGCAATTCCTACAACCGTATCGTCGGTTCCGGTGGCATTTCCCTGAAGACCACGGGAGCCACCGAATTGGGGGGAGCCACTTTAAAAGCCGGATTCAAAAAAATAAATATTAATGCTTCCCATGGTGTCCACATTGGATCGGAGAACGCAATTGAATTGCAATCCATGAAAACCATCGTTCTCCGCACGAACAGGCAGGTTTATATCGAATCATCCCTTGGAGTTAAAAATAACTTAATTGTGGGGGGTGGTCTTGCCGTGGAGGGTCAGACATACCTCCAAGGCGTTACTGCCCCGCTGGAGGTGCAGCAGACGGAAAATACGCTGGTTTCCGGCAGGTTCGCCACAACCACTGATCGCAGCTTGTATATTGGGGACTGCGAAATTGCAGGAGAGTATTATCCCGTGTATGCCAGAGCCGCCGATGACCTGATTGTGACGTATCCCCATAGCCACCACTTCAACAACCTACCGTTGAAACTTATGGAAGCCAATGAGGACGTTCGGAAGGATGCCCACAAGAACGGTATCAATGTCCACAATTCGATTGCCCAAGCGTATCCTCAGATGCATGAGAAGAAGAAACCGCAAAAGGGCTAACCTTCACAGGACTTACAATTCATGATCGATCTCGCCAAATCTTGGGAAGGATTTGAACTGCGACTGTAATATAAAGATTTAATCCCCTGTTCCCAAGCGAAGATCATAAGCTGATTAATTTCCTTTGGTTTGGTTCCCGCTGGAATCATTAGGTTTAGCGATTGTCCTTGATCTAGATATTGACCCCGTTGAGCAGCATGAACAACGATTTCTCGTTGGGAAATTTCTGCAAACGTCTTAAACACATCTTTCTCTTCTTGGGTTAAGAAATCTAGATGTTGAACACTCCCCCCATGCGCCAAAATATCTTTCCAAACATCCTTGGTATTTTTATCTTTAGATTTCAATAATTCAATGAGATGTGGATTTTTATATGTGAATTTACCTTTTGCCAAATTCTTTACAAAGTAGTTGGAATTGAGAGGTTCGATGGATGGAGAGACTTGCCCCAAAATAAAACTGCTTGAAGTTGTTGGAGCCACAGCCAACGTTGTAGTATTCCGTCTTCCATATCCTTTTAGGACTTCCGGTTCCCCGAACATTTGAGCCAATTCTTCCGTTGCCTTATCAGCACGTTCACGAATCTTGGAAAAGATTTCAATATTCTCGAAATGTGCATCCATACTTTCCCAAGCGATCATCTTGGATTGGAGGTAATTGTGATAACCCAGAACTCCCATACCTAATGCCCGATGATTCTTGGCAAATCTATGAGCAGCTTCCATCAATCTAATATCTGCGGTTTTTTCGATGAATTCGCTCATCACAGCGTCAAGGAACATAATCAGCGTTTCGACAGCATCAGTATCTTTGATTTCATCCCACCAAAGCAGGTTCAACGACGATAAACAGCACACGAACGATTCTTCTCTGGTTGAAGGGAGAAAAATTTCAGTACACATGTTGGAACTATTGATTTTATAATCTTTATCTTTATAAACTTGTGGTTTCTGATTGTTTGCATTATCAGTGAAAAATACATACGGATAACCAGTTTCAGAACGTTTTTTGATAACAGCAGACCATCTACGTCTTTTTTCCTTATCACCTTCAACCATTGATTGCATCCATTCATCAGAAACACATACACCAATTGACATTTCTTGGATGGTATTACCTTCCGATCTAATTTTGATAAATTCATCAAAGTCATCATGATCAATTGGTAAATATGCAGCAAAGTGTCCTCTACGTGCGCTTCCTTGACTAACGATACTTGTTACAGTATCAAATAATTCCATACAACGCGCTGCACCTTCAGCAATTCCACCACCAGTGATTTTAGAACCGCGAGGACGAATATCCCCAAAATAACCAGAACATCCCCCACCAACTTTCGTCATCATCCCCACTTCTGCTTGTTTGAAGAGGAAATCTTCAATACTATCAGAAACGTGTGAATTGAAACATGAAATACCCAATCCACGTTTATTCCCAAAATTCATCCAAACGGGAGTTGCCAAACTATAATAACCCTTGGACATATAATCCTCGAATTTATCGGAAAATCCATCAACACCCAAGATTTTTTCGGCGGCATCAGCAATCTCTTTAATTCTCTCCAAAGGAGTCTGCCCCTCTTTCAAATATCCCTTCTCCAAAAATTTAACGGAGTCTTCGTTCAACCAATAGTATTTTTCTCTTGTCATATATTAAAATAGTTCATCTTCCTCATAACACTGCCCCTTTTTAGAATATTCCACACTTTTTGAATGGAAAAAATCTGTCATATTGGAACCCATCAATTCTTCTTCAAACCATGATGTTTCATCCAATAATACTTCATCAATATCAAAAACTTTTTTAAATCCAATCTGAACCAGAGATTCGTTGATCCTGTTTTTGATGAATTCCTTGAGAATTGGAGCAGTCAGTCCCTTTTCATCAATACCATTCACCATCCAGTCGATGATCTTCGATTCCGATATGAAAGCTTGTTCTGCTTCCTGTAAAATCTTGGTTTCCAATTCCTCATCAAAAAGCTCCGGTAGTTCCTCCCTAA